GTTTGTCTCTGTCTCGCTTGCGAGCAAATTTCTAATCAAACGTTGACTTTTTTGAAAGCCGGTGAATTTAAGATTATTCGTAAAAGTTTCCCATCGCATTTGATTCCTATTTTCAATTATCTTTGTCGAAATTATTCTATTGAAATGATCAAGAAAGATGATGTTGCGATTGTTGTTTTTTCTCCTACTAAGATGGTTTTTACTGATGATGACGTTATAATTCGTCAATTTGTTACAAAGAAAAAGAAAAAGAAACAAGTTTTATCTCCTAGTTGGGTTGTCGTTTTATCGGCCGAAGAAAAACGTAGTGATAGGTTATTAATTGGTGATGCTATGCGACGTACGTCCGATGTTCTTTATGACATTGGTTTTAATGGATCAATGTTCGATATGGTGAATAGTCCTTATCGATTCCGAGTGTTGGCTGTGGGTGCTAAGTCTGAGCCAATGCGAATTGGTGAATGTCCACGTAATAGTCCTGTTTCTACTTGGGTTATAGCCCATGTCGAAGGTCGTCTGTCTAAAGGTTATTGTCAATTATGTAAAGCAGTTAGTTTTGAATGTATTTCATGTTCCTGTGGTGTTGGGTACTGCTTTAGGCATTATGCTATTTTGAGTTCTCGAGGCTTTAGGTTTAGTTCTGTCATGTGTCGAAATTGCGGTTTGACTATTTCTATTAGTGGTAAACAATCGATGCTTGGTTGTGAAGGCACTTATAAGTGTGGATTTTCAAAGAGTGCTGTTGCTGAATCGTTAATTAGTGGCATGAGTAATCCTCAGCCCCATGTTCGTTTTTCTGATAATGAGATTGATATTTTATATAATGTCATTAATGATGCATATCGTTTGTGCTTTAAAAACCAAAGGTTTAAATGTCCTTCGTTTCATGATATGTCAATGTTACCGCGTAATATTCCAGGAGACACATCAGCAGGTAAGTTCACCAATATAGGTGCTGCTCGTAAGTGTGAGGTATATAAACCGGCAGTTCGTAAGTTGCAAGAGATGGCTAATATGATGAAAGTGATGCCTGATGAATATGCTTCAAATTTAGCTTTGACGGTTTTAGCTTCTATTACTAGTGTGTCTTCTAAAGTTGAGGTTAAAACTCCAGATTTTGAACCATATTCTCCTCCTATTGTTAAAGCGACCAAGTTACCTGGAGAATATGTTTATGATGAATCTGAACATAAAGCACGTGCATTTTTTCCTTTGAATATATTAAATTATTTAATGGAGAGGGAGGCTTATGAACCGTTTGCAAAATTTGGTGGTCATGGTGATATTGAGAATGGATATGTTCTGAATAATTTAATTGCTATTGGTATGGATTTCATGCATCGAGCTGGTAACCGATTTTATTGTGAATTGACAGGTCTTAAGATTATTGATTTGGAAAATATGACAGTTGAAGAGTTGAAAGAATTTGATCGAAAATTCTGTTTAGAAAACTTCATTTATTGTAATGATAAAAAGAAGTGGGATCTTCATGTTCTTATGTTTTGGCTTTGGGTTTGTTTGACAAAAATGTCTAGTATGATTGATTTCGGTGAATGTGCTTATACTCCAAGTGAACCCAATGATCCCCGAAATATTAATCGTGTTAATAGACTAATCTGGTGGGCTGTTAAGCAATCTTTGATTATTAAGGATGTGGCTGATCCTGTTGAGGGTATTTTCATGTTATTAGGTGTTTTAGTTTCTGGTGCTTATGTAACATCTTTGTTAAATTCATTTATGAATATTGTTATGAATAAATTTGTTCACTATATTCATCAACAACGTGTCCATAAGATTGATGCAAAGTTTTCTAAGGTGTTTTATAAACTTCATTGCCAGAGTGTTGGTAAAGTTTATGGTGATGATGATGGATGGATATATACTGAGCCCTTAGATGAGAAACTATGGTGTGATTTATGGCTTAAATATTGCAATCAAGTTGTCAAGCCAGAAACTATGGTTCGAGTTACACGTTTATTAAAATATGATTCTTTTTATACCACTCAGATTCATCATTGGAACTTTTTAAAGTTAAATAATTACTTGTATACTGATCGTCGAGGTAAGATTTGCATTTGTTTGGTTAAACCATGTGATAAGGTTTTTCCTAAGTTGCTCGTTAGTGCTGAGAAAATACTTGATTCCAAGTTGATAGCAATGCGTTCTCTTTGTTTGGCTTGGACTAATGCTCCTAACCGTTTGACTTATGATATGGCTAAAGCTATATTTGATTCAGTTTCTGATCGTTTTTCTCCTGATATCAATGATGCTGATGTTAATGTGGATGAATTTGTTGTTAAGTATCGTAAACGTGGTTATGAAATTGAAAATCACTTTCCTACTTGGTCCGAAGCTATGGATAAGTTCTTTGATGGTACACTTCAAAATACATCAGTTGAGGTAATGAGTTGGGATGATATGGTTTCGAATGTGCCTACTGAACAATGGGATGATTTATACACTACTATGGCTAGTGAGTATGAGTATTGGCGTGAACAGGAAGTTAAGATTTAAGTTGGCGTTTGACAGATGTAGCGGATATGTGAACTGTCTAAAATAATAATGTTTCCCATATGGCGTATGCTTCGCCAATAATACTGCGCAAAGGTATATGGGGAAAG